TTCAAGGTTGGTGAAGTAGGTTCAGAGATTGGATTCAACTCATTGAAATTTTTGACCAATGATAAATTATACCAGACATTTGCAGTTCTAATCAAGACTGACATATCTCAATCCAAGTGGATAGAACCATACAAATTATTTGCACACCCGGCTGGTATGTTTGTTGGTTCTGAAGTTCAGATAATGTCCGTTGTAAAAGATACTGTAACTACACCAAAAGTTTTGATAGAACCACCACCACCACTTGCGATACATTCGGTTGCTGGTTTCGTAGATCAGGGAGTTACAGATTTGAGTGCTATAGTAGATGACCTATATACTGATTCAGCTGGTGTTTACAATCGTATCAATGCGGAGTTAATTTCTCTTAATAAACTTTCTTTAGAACAGATACAGACCATAGACAATCAATATTCATCTTTACGTGAAGCGCAGACCATGAGTTCGCCCACATTCGATGATTCGGATGAAGTTGGAACCAATGGTATGGACTTATCGAACAACTTTGCGTTTGAGACACTTGATCAACAGAAACATCAATGGTGGAGTGCAGATTCCGACCAGTACGTAAAGAGTTTAATATTAGACAATACTTAAAAAGTTTAATATTATGAACAATAAATCTTATAAATAGTTAGATAACAAACGGACTATAAAATGGCACGACAGACACTAAACAGAGGGACAACAGCGAACGATGGTACAGGTGATACCCTACGTGTTGCTGCCCAAAAAATAAATGAGAACTTTCAAGAACTCTACACTACTCTTGGTGGAGATACTACTGTACCTATCGTATCCTTAACTGGTACTGGTATAGTTTTTGAAGGTTCTTCTCCAGACGATCATGAGACCAGTCTTGTTGCGGTAGAACCTACTGCGGATAATACGGTATCAATTCCTAATACATCGGGAACGTTAGTTCTGGATACCATGACTCAGACGTTGACCAATAAGACTCTTACTGCACCAGTTCTTTCATCGGTTCAGATAGATGACACCACAGGTGATCACCAGTACATCATCGGAGTAAGTGAACTTACGGCAGATAGAACTGCAACTTTACCTCTACTTGGTGGTAATGATGAGTTTACATTCAATAGTCACACACAGACTTTATCTAGCAAAACATTAGTGACACCACTAATTAAAAACCCAACTCTTGGTGGTTCGTCTGGTGGTGCATCGTTGCTTGACAGTTCAAGTAATGAATATCTCACGTTTTCTAAAGTTTCGAGTGCGGTCAATCACGTAAACATTTCAAACTCTGCGACAGGTAACAACCCATCTGTAGATGTATCGGGCGGAGACACGAATATCAGTCTTGAACTATCTGCGAAAGGTACAGGTGGTATTGAGATTATGAATAAACTGGTTCTAGAGAAGGGAACCGATATCGCAACCACAACAGCGATAAACTTGAACCAACCACAAACTGTGTTTAACTCTGCTGGGCAGATTAATCCCACTATCGCTGATGGTACAATTCAAGGTGAAATGAAAACCTTCATAAATATAGGTGCTGGTGAGGCGAGATTGACTACAGGTTCACCGTCAAATATTTATGGTGTCGGTGCGAATGGTCACGTCTCNTTTNGTCAGGGTGATGGATGTATTCTCATGTGGAACTCTACTGGGAGTAAATGGTATTTTGTGGGTAATAACGGAACAACAATAGGATAATATAGAAAATGGCGACTATAACAAACCCAATTAAAAAGCAAGTAATNCAAGACCTAAAGNANGATATAGATTCTTCGGGTACNCACTACTATGCGGTAATTGGTCGTTCAGAAGATTGGAGCGATTCGGACATTGCACCGACAGCAATAAACACTGCACGAGAGGAAAGAAACTTCCGTCTCGGTTTACAGTCTGCGAAAAAAGTAACTGACATTACTTTTGTTGTTCCTCGTTACAATTGGGCATCTGGTGCAATCTATTCTGCATATGATGATGCACAAATTGGTTATCCTGCNCAGACTTACTATGTCATGAACGACAACAACCAAGTTTATTTGTGTATCCAACAAAGTAGAAACTCTGCTGGTAATGCACAGGTATCAACTGTACAACCGACAGGTAACACTACAGGTGTTCCATTTGATACTGCGGATGGTTATATCTGGAAGTTCTTGTATTCTATTGGTGCATTGGATGCAAACAAGTTTGTTTCTGCGAACTATATTCCTACTAAACTCATAACAAGTACCACCGAAGATTCTCCTGCTCCCGATATCGAACAAGAGACCGTACAGAACAATGCAATCGCTGGACAGGTCGTGGGTTACCAAGTTACTTCGGGTGGGGCGGGTTATAGTTCTATCCCCACTGTTACCATTGTCGGTGATGGCACAAAGGCAAAAGCATCTGCGACAATCTCTGGTGGACAAGTAACAAATCTCACTTTAATTGATAGTTCGGGTGATTACACACTAGGTTCTGGATACAACTATGCAGAAGTTAAGTTTTCTGGTGGTGGTTCACCAACTACAACTGCTAAAGCACGTGCAATTCTTGGTAGTGTTGGTGGATTCGGTGCAGACCCAAGAGATGACTTACGTTCTACCGCAATTATGGTAAATAGTAAACCAGAAGGTGTTGAGGGTGATGACTTTATTGTTGGTAATGATTTCCGACAGGTTGGTCTACTCAAGAATCCTAAAGACTCTGGGGATGGAGTATTATTTACTGCGGATACTGGTATATGTCTCAAGAAACTCGTCTTTAATAGTATAACTCAAACCTTCACTGCCGACAATACAATCCAAGGCGCCACTACTGGTGCCCAAGCGTTTGTTGATAAAGTTGACTCTGACGAGGTGTGGTATCACCAAACGGAAGTAACAGGTTTTACTAATTTCCAAGCTGGTGAACAAGTAAACGAAACCGATGGTAATGGTACTGGTAGTTTGTTGTCTAGTTCGCATTACGTAGTTCCAGAGATAGATACCTCTACTGGGGAAGTCCTATATATTGATAACCGTGCTTCTGTTACACGTTCAACAGATCAGACCGAAGATATTAAACTCGTAATACAAATTTAAGGTAATAACCGATGCCAAAGACATTTACATCAAACGTATTCTCTTCCTCATATAAGGATGACTTCAAAGATAGTGATAACTATCATCGAATCCTCTTTAATAGTGGTCGTGCATTGCAGGCAAGGGAACTTACCCAACTGCAAACAATTATTCAAGAAGAGATCGGTCGTTTTGGTCGAAATATATTCAAGGAAGGTGCCGCAGTAAACCCAGGCGGGCCAACTTGTACGAATGATTACGAGTTTATCAAACTAAACGTATTGACATATACTCTACCAACTGACCCACAGACACTAGTTGGAACAACTCTTACTGGGCCGACTGGTATTCAGGTACGAGTACTAGAATTTGTTGCTGCAGAAAACAGTGACCCAGCAACTCTTTATGTTCAGTATATCAATACTTCATCGGGTAATTCTGGCGAAGAACCTATCCGATTGTCTGCTGGTGATGTGATGAACAACACAGATGCTTCGATCAGCCTACAAGTTGCAAATGCGGTTGGTACAGATTTACCTGTTGGTCGTGGTTGTAAGTTTGGTAATTCAGAAGGCGACTTCTTTACTCGTGGTCACTTTGTATTTGCAAAGGCTCAACATATCATCCTTTCTAAATATACCAGATACCCGACTGCAACTGTTGGTTTCAAAGTAACAGAAGACATCGTAACTGTTGCGGACACTGAAGCCTTGTATGATAACCAAGGTGCGACTCCAAACTTATCTTCGCCTGGCGGAGATCGTTATCGTATCCAACTCACACTGATCAACAAAACAGACATTACTGACGATGAAAACTTTGTTTATTATGCTGATGTAGTGGATGGTGTGGTTGTTGACCAAGTAACTGGTACAGACGATTATAACAAAATCGCTGATATGCTGGCAACAAGGACTCAAGAAGAGTCTGGTAATTATATTGTTGACCCATTTACTGTAGATTTCGCAGATTCTGGTGATAATATTATTGCCACTGTATCTACTGGTGTTGCATATGTGAATGGTTTTCGTGGTGATACTGAGAAACCTACTCCACTTACAATTGCAAAACCTCGCACATCTCAAATAATTCCGAATGAAGTATCTGGTATCTCATATGGTCAGTACTTCATCTGTAGTGAACTGAAAGGTCTACTTAATGTAGGGACTTTCGCTACACAAAATCTATCTTCAAGTACAACCGACCCAAGTGGTAGTGTGATTGGTACTGCACGAGTTCGTTTCGTTGAAGAAGATGGTTCAAACTTCCGAGTGTATCTATTCGACATAAAGATGAACACTGCTCAATCTTTGCGTAATGTTAAGACTGTTGGTACTAACTCAAGTAATCGTGCGGTTCTTGTTTTAGAGAATAGTAAGGCAGTAATTAAAGAATCACAAAAAGTTAATTTGATATATCCATTACCTCAGGCACGACCCAAGTCACTTACAGACTTCGACTTTGAGGTGCAACGTGTTGTAACTGGCACTTCAGATGGAAGCGGTTCTTTAACATTGACTGCATTGACAGTTGCTGGTGAGACATGGGCAAACACTTCTGATTGGATTGTCACTCAAAACTCTGATGGTGCAGTTGTTACTGGTGCAAGTTTTGGTGCTGTTGGTTCTCAGTCGATGACAATTACAGGTCTACCTAATAGTACTGCTGTTACCATATATGCAAAAGTGAACAAAGGTTCGCCTGCAATTAGACAGAAAACTCTTGTCCCTTCTACAACTGTTGCTGCTGCTGTAGATTCAGATGGTAATGGTGTAAAATTTGTTGACATGAACGCTGCGGATATCTATGAAGTAGAGTCAATCAAACAAACCGACTCGGATGGTGCAGACATTTCTAACTTGTTTACTGTAGACAATGGTCAACGTGCTGGTTTTTATGGAAATGGTCGCTTAGTTCTAGCAACTGGAGCAACAGCTCCAACAGGTAATGTGTTTTGTAGATTCAGACACTTTACTCATGGTAATGGTGACTTCTTTGCTGTTAATTCATATACTGGTCAGGTAAACTACGAAGACATCCCAGATTTTGAGGTTAATCAACGCTCCTCGGTTAATTTAAGAGATGTGATAGATTTCCGTTCTACCCATAATACAAGTGACAATTTCTCTGCTCAAGGTGTGAACGAACTGCCTCAGAATGGTGATGTGTTCCAAGCAGATGTTGAGTACTATCTACCTCGTGCAGATAAGATAGTTGTAACCACACAAGGTGAAGTTAAGAACCTTGTTGGTGAGACTGGTTTCGGTTCACAAGTTCCTGATACTCCAGAGAACACTCTTGCACTATTTAACTTAGAACTTAATGCATATGGTCTGAATGATGAAGATGTTGTGATGACACCGATCAAAGCAAAACGATTCACCATGGCAGACATTTCTGAATTAGAGAAAAGAGTTGACAAACTAGAAGAAGTCACTTCTTTAAGTCTACTTGAACTAGATACATCTTCTCAATTAGTATTGGATGCGGATGGTTCGCCAAGAACTAAGTCTGGTTTCTTTGTAGATAACTTTACAGACCGAAGTTTCTCGGATGGAGACAACCCAGAATATCGTGCTGCAATCGACCCATCAGAAAAACTAATGAGTGTTGGTACAGAAGAAGATGATGTGGTTTTGGCGTATGATTCAGATTTGTCAACCAACACCATATTGAAAGGTGACTCTATCTATCTGAAGTATTCTGAAAAAGAAGGTATAGTTCAGAACCTTGTATCATCTGCAATGAATGTTAACCCATTCGCAGTTATTACTGGTGAGGGTCATCTAAAGTTGTCTCCCGCTAGAGACAATTGGTTTGAAACAAAATACGCTCCTGCAAACGTTATCAATCAGACTGCAACCGAAACTCTTGCAGATTTGAATCTTGGTGACCGTGTCGTAAGAACACAAGAAGTTCGAATGAACAGACGTGCTCGTTGGAGATGGAGACTAGGAAAAGTTCATATTCCAGTGCCAGGATTCGGTACTATAGGTGGTACACGTAGTGACGCCGAACACATAGGCCGAGGCAGACACCGATGGGGTGGTTGGAGACGTGCATCTGCATGGAACTGGGTAGGTGTACCTAATAATGCAAGGGTAACCGAAGTGGGTGCG